TCAGTCAGCCCAGAGACAGAAAGTGCTGACGACCTATGCGGAAGTCAAGACAACATCCGGCATGACGCTGATCTCGCAGAACACGGACTTCGAAAAGGCTTTTACACGGTTCGTGATTCGATTCCCGGTCACACCGTTGAACAGAGATATGCAAATCGATTTCAACGGCAAGACCTATGTGATCGAGTACATCAACAACGTGAACGAAGCCAACGTAGAAGTCGAGCTACAGTGCAGGGAGATCACACACTAATGGCGAGATATGAACTTCAGCTTCCTGATGAAATCATGAAGGACATCCAGACCATCGAAAGCGGTTCGGACAGGATCTTCGCAGAGATGACGGAAGCCGGAGCGAAAGTCGCCTATAATCTGATCCGTTCCGGCTTACCCAAGGGCATCGCTTCCTCGGACATGATGAGATGCCTTCAGATAACAAGATCGTACAGAACACCAAGCGATGATGGTATCAACACAAAGGTCGCCTTTTATGGGTACTTCACCAACGAGAAAGGACAACGAGTTCCTGCTCCGCTGGTCGCCGCGGTGTTCGAGTATGGTCGTTCCGGAAAACCGTTCCAGAAGCATCCGTTCATGAGAAAGGCCTTCAAGAACAAGGCCATTGAGCAAGCCATGATGGACGCACAAAGCAGAGCAAGCGGAGGAATCCTCGATGAATGAACTGATTGAGACCATCCTGAACGGATTGACGGTTGATGGTGCATCCGTTCCCTTTGCGTTCATGTACTACGAAGGACACGGAGAACCGTATATCACTTATTCAGAGGAATCAATCGACAATTCATTCTCCGGGGACAATTCCCTTGTTGGCTATGTGCACTATTACGACTTCGACATCTACAGCACCGGCAATTACTTCCCGATCTGGGAGGCACTGAGAAGTGTGCTGGAAGAGAACGGATTCATCTGGCAACCTTCGAGATCCAGCTCGGATTATTTCGAGCCGGACACTCACTACTATCACAGAACTTTCAACTTCGCATATATGTGGGAGGAAAACTAAATGGCAAAAATCGGACTGAGGAACTACCTTTTCGGAGTTCTTACGGAACAGCAGGACGGTTCGGGTGTATACGGATCTCCGCTGAAGCCGGGCAAAGCTGTCAGCTGCTCCGTTTCTGTTTCCAACAACTCGGCATCCTTGTATGCTGATGACGGTCTGGCTGAGAGCGACACCTCGTTCCAGAATGCGACCGTTTCCATCGAGATCGACAACGAAGACATCGCGATCATCGCCACTCTGCTCGGCCATGCAATTGATGACGGCGAGATGGTGAGAAATACCGGCGACGTCGCTCCTTATGTCGGCCTCGGACGGATCATCACCAAGATGGTCAACAACGTGGTCAAGTACAAGGTCGAATTCCTGAGCAAGGTCAAGTTCGGCGAGCCTTCTGCTGATGAGCAGACCAGAGGCGAATCCGTTGAATTTGCGACCACGACTCTGGAAGGCACTGCGTCCCAGCTGGGCAACGGCGAATGGTCAAGGGCGAAAGAGTTCACGACTCTGACCGCAGCCCAGGATTATCTGGAAGGCCTGTTCGGCGCCCAGACATCCGCGACTGTAACCTACAGCGCGAACACCGGTTCGAATCCTCCGGCAGCTGTGACCAGCTATGTCGGCGGCTTCATTACTCTGGATGACGGCTCTGGCCTGACTCCTCCGAGCAACAAGCACTTCGTTGGATGGGATACCACCTCCAGTGCAACCGTGCCGGATTATGAGGGCGGCGCTCCGTTCAGAGTGAACGCTGCAGCTGTGACTCTGTACGCGATCTACGCGGCCAACTAAATAACGCAAAGACGGAGCGGATTCATCTCCGCTCCGTATTTTTGAATGAGGAGAATGAAATGAAAGATATAAGAGGGCTCATTCACTGGAAGGATCACGACTATCGTCTGGTCTTTAACTTCAATGTCATGGAAGCGATCCAAGAAGAGTATGGTTCGCTGGAAAGATGGGGAGAGCTGACGAACGGCACGAACGGAGAAGCCAACGCGAAAGCGGTCATCTTCGGATTCACGCAGATGCTCAATGAAGGGATTGACATTGACAACGATGAGAACGGCACACAGACACCGTTCCTGACACTGAAGCAAGTCGGCAGACTGATCACCGAGGTCGGCATGGACTCCGCGACAGAGGCCTTGCAGGACACCGTCATCAGATCCACTGAGAACGCCGAAAAAAACTGATCATCCATGACGAGGCTGATCCGGTCATAGACTTTTCATGGTTTTATTTCATAGCCAGGACAAGACTTGCCCTGACGCATAAGGAAGCCGGAAGAATAACACTGACTCTGTTTAACAAGCTGTACAAACACTACAAAGAGATGTGGGGCATGGAGATGCGGATGACGCAGTCGAACCTCACCTATGAGGATGTACACGCTCGACAGATGAGAGAAGAAGAATGGTTCTAAGGAGGATAAGATGCCGGGATTCGGTGGTGCGATAAAGCTGACAGGCGAGAGCGAATATAAACGCGCTCTGTCATCGATCAACCAATCTCTGAAGGAAGTCGCTTCCGAGATGACGGTGGTCACCTCCCAATATGATAAGAATGATAGATCTGAGGCGGCACTGACCGCCCAGACCGAAGCACTGGGCAAAGTCCTCGAACAGCAGAAGAAAAAGCTGGAGACCTTGAAAGCCCAGTATGCGTCCATGTCAACGGCTTATGAAGAAAACAGCCGCAAGCATGAGGCGCTGGTTAAAACCTACAACGATGAGAAGGCGAAGCTGGACGAGATCGGACGGACACTGGGAACATCCTCCAAGGAGTACCAAGACCAAAAGAAGGTTGTAGACGAGCTCTCCGGAGAAGTCGCCAAATCAACCAAAGCGCAGGAAGCCAACGAGAAATCGATGAGCAAAATGCGCACCGAGATCAACAACGCCGAGGCGGCCTGTAATGCAACAGCCAAGCAGATGGACGAGCTCGGTGACGAAACGCAGGAAACGGCAAAACAGGCTGATTCTTCAAAGAAATCGTTCGAAGGTGTCGGAAAAGCACTGAAGACGATGGGCAAGGTTGCCGTGGCATCACTGGCGGCCATCGGAACAGCAGCAGTCGCCGCGGGGAAGAAGATCTGGGACATGGCGAACTCGGTCGCCACTGCCGGAGATGAGATCGACAAGGAGTCCCAGAAGCTCGGCATCTCAACGGACGCTTATCAGGAGCTCTCCTATGCCATGGAGAGATCAGGATCATCCATCGAGGATCTGAGCAAAGGCATGCTGAACATCGGCAACGATCTGGCAGACGTGCAGAACGGAGTCGAAGGAGCGGGAAAGCGGTTCGATGCGCTCGGTATCTCATTGAAGAACGCTGACGGATCTATGAAGACCACGGAGCAAGTGCTGATGGAATCCATTGACGCGCTGGCGAACATGGAAGACGAAACGCAAAGAAACGCACTGGCTCAGGACATCTTCGGAAAATCCGCGAAGGAACTGACGCCGCTCTTGAATTCGGGTGCGGAAGGCATTGAAGCGCTGAGGAAAGAGGCTCAGGAATATGGCATGGTCATGGACAAAGACACCGTGACCGCTTCCGCAAACTTTGAGGACTCTCTGACCAGGCTTTCCGGAACGATGAACGGCGCGAAGAACGCCATCATCGGACAGCTGCTTCCGAGCCTGACTTTAGTCACGGACGGATTAGCGGATCTTGTTGCCGGAAACGAAGGCGCGGCTGATTCCATCACCAAGGGCATGACCGGCATGGTTCAGAGCATCAGCTCCATGATTCCTCAGCTCCTGACGCTGGTCACATCCATGGCTACAGCTCTTTTACAGGCAGCACCGCAGATTATATCGGCGCTGGCGAACGGTATTCTGTCAGCACTGCCGCAGCTTGTTCCGGTGGCGATGCAAGTCATCACCCAGCTGGCGTCCACACTTCTCGGAATGCTTCCGGAGATCATCCAGGTCGGCATGGATCTGCTGGTATCTCTGATGGACGGCATCACGGAAGCCTTACCGGAGCTCCTCGGAATGCTCCCGGATCTGATCATGGACATCTGCGACACACTGATCGACAACCTGGATCAGATCGTGGATGCCGGCATCGAACTACTGCTGGCACTGACGGACGGTATCATGGACGCGATCCCGAAACTGCTTAACAGATTGCCGGAGATCATCGTCAAGTTAGTGAACAAACTGCTTTCACAGATCCCGAAGATCATCGACTGCGGCATTAAGCTGCTGACCTCGCTGGTTCAGAATATGCCGAAGATTATCGATGGAATTGTAAAGGCTCTGCCGAAGCTGATCACAGGCCTGATCGGGGGTCTGATGGACAATCTTCCCAAGATCATCGAGGCCGGTGTCAAGCTGCTGGTTGCGCTGGTACAGAATATCCCAGCAATAATCGCCGGAATCGTGAAAGCGATCCCGAAGATCATCTCTGCAATTGTACAGGGCATTGCCGGAGCAGTTCCGAAGATGGCTCAAGCCGGTCTGAACCTGATTAAAGGCCTCTGGAACGGCATCAAGAACGCCGCCGCATGGATTAAGGAGAAGATCCGCGGATTCATCAGCGGAATCACGGACGCGATCAAGTCGTTCTTCGGAATTCACTCTCCGTCTACCCTGATGAGGGATGAAGTCGGCGTGAACCTGGCAAAAGGTATCGGATTAGGCTTTGAGGACGAGATGAGCGATGTTTCCAAGGAAATGGCGTCATCAATCCCGACCAGTTTCGATGTGGATGCCCATGTTAAGGGCTCATCTTCAGCTGAAACAGGCTACAGAGGCATGGTTTCAGCGTTCAAAGAGGCTCTTGCGGACATGAAGATCGAGCTGGACGATGAAGTCGCAGGCCGGTTCGTTGACCAGACGGTTACAAGGCTAATATATAGTTAAGGAGAAGGGACATGAACACAGTCATTTTGAACGGAGTTAACTCCAACACGATCACCGGACTGCTGATTCAGTCCCTTCCTTCGATTTCCAAGCCTCAAATGAGGGTGGAATATGAGGAAATAGACGGCAGAGACGGTGACATCATCAACAAATTGGGCTATGCAGCATACGACAAAGAGATGGAGATCGGTCTGCATGGGAATTTTGACATCAATGAGGTGATTCTGTTCTTTTCGGACGAAGGAGAGGTCATTTTCTCCAACGAACCGGACAAGATATACAGATACACCATCATCGACCAGATCGATTACGAACGTTTAATCAGATTCAGAACGGCGACCGTGACATTCCACGTCCAGCCGTTCAAGTATTCAACAGAAAACGACCAGACGGTGACCTCTTCCGGATCTACGGTGGTGAATTCCGGGAATGTATACAGCAAACCGTCAATCACAATCACAGGAAGCGGCACGATCAACCTTTCTCTGAACGGAACGCAGATCTTCACCATTACGATGGGCGCCCAGACCTCCGTCACCATTAATTCGGAGACTTTGGAGGCTTATTCGGGAGAAATCCTGATGAACCGGGCGGTTCAGGGCGATTATACGAACCTTATTCTTGAGCCTGGCAACAATACCATCACATGGACAGGATCTGTGACCAGCATCGTCATTAAGAACAGATCGAGGTGGCTATGATCAGACTATTTGGAACGACAGACACGGTCTTCGACTCCAACGGTGATCTTGTTATCCGTCCGATTAAAGCCAGAGTGCACAAGGAGGACAATGGAGCATTCTATCTCGATCTGGAGACCGATCTATCGTATGTAGACGAATTAACGGCAGGACGCATCCTCGTGGCTAACACGCCGCAGGGCGATCAGGCGTTCAGAATTTCAAACGTGACAAAGACCCGGAGCAAAATCACACTCCGGGCTGAACACGTTTTCTTTGACAGCAGGAACTATCTCATT